CTCAGGTAGCCGGTCAGAGGTGAGACCGAAAGCGTCAGCTGTGGCGACATGGTTGATGATCAAGTCTTCGGGCGTCTCCTGCATGGAGGCGTCCATCATGTCGACGAACTTCTTCGTGGACGGCTCGTCAATCTTGCCGTCACGCAGATCCTGGTTGGCGTTGTCGAAATCGGCTTGCAACCGGGCGAAGCCCTTGCCTCCACCGAAACGACCAGGCTTCTTATGACCCAGGTTGTTGGTGTACTGGGTTGCCTGGGAGTCGCTCTGGAAGAAGCGAGGGTGATAGGCGCCAAGCACCTTCTCCACCGCTGCGAGGACAGAGGGGGACATCTTCCACTTGCTACGGAAACGCCCGTGACTGTCGCGAGGGTGGAGCAATTCCTCGCGAGTGCCCCAGCTGTCACCAATTCCGGCCATGTTGCCTATCCAGTCGTCGGAGGTAGGGTCGCTGGTGCAGGTGCTGCTGCCGGCTGGGGGGGTCCAGCTGGCGCCGCTGCAGGAGGAGCCGGGGCCTGGTCCCCCGCAGTACTGGCCCCGGCTTCCTCGCCACCTGTCCTCTTGACGATCGAGAACCGGGAGTTCAGTTGCATAGCCAGAAGCTCTTGCTCCTCGCGCGCTGCGTCGTCCCCACCCTCAGGCACTGGAGCAGCGGCCGGGTCTACTGGCGCCGCTGGAGCAGGAGCAGCGTTGGGTGCGGCACCGGGCGCGGGCGCAACTCCCGGGGCTACTGCTGGTACGGGTGCCACGGCTGGCTGCGGTACGGGGTTAGTCATCGACGTCCTCCAGCATCTGCTTCAGGCGCTCGGCCCGGTCTTCCTGGGCCTGCATCTCCCTCAGCCTCTGGATGACTCCGTATGCCAGTGCGTCCATGTCCACGATGGGGGTGTTGTCAGGTTGGATACCGAAAGATGGCATTTCATATCCGGTAGGGATTTCCTGGTCCGGGTACACAACCCCGGCGGCGATGAGACTGAACTGTTCATCACCGTCCATCGCGTAAACCGGGAACGCAGGAACGTTAACCGCGAGGGCAGCAGTAAGCTCCAGATGACCTTCGACCCCGCGCCAGTCACCGGAAATAGGAGAACGTCGCAGTTTCGCGACCTTCTTCGGGGTCGCCTCAGGGACAACAGCACCCGCCACCCAGATCCCGTACTCGTCTTCGCCTGCTCGGACAACAGCCACCTCATCCCCGGTGTCGTCGTAGTGGATCGCGGCGGCGGCATAGCCGAGTCGAACGTCAGCGTGGCGCGTGTCCTGGACAATCTTCCCCACCTTCACGGTTTCACCTTCGGCTGTTACCACGGAGCCTAGGTGGAAGGGGGCGTACTCCTTGAACGACTTCGGGGCTAGGACACACGCACGATTGGAGACATCACGATGACATTCATTCCAGGCCGCAAGGTGCCCGTATACCTGGCCGGCGGCAGTGATGGTGAGCGGCGTCTTCTCGGTGAGGCGCGGGTCCGTGAACCAGGCAGCTGGGGGAGCGAGTGGGAATCTGCTGTCCTCGCGGAGGCCGGGGTCGGCGCCGTATTGATCGACGTAGAGATTTTCAGTGGGAGCGACCCAGCCGCCTGAGTTGGTTGCCATGAACTGCTGCCCTTCATTCTCGGGACGGTCCCACGGTGCGCGGAGACTGCTGTCGTTGAACTCGTCCGCCATCACCCGGTAGATGTCAGTGATGACGTTACGGATCTTGTTCTTGTCCTCTTCGGACACAGACGGGAGTCCACCATGGGCGCCAGAGATCAAGGCGGCGGCGGCATAGATGGCGTGGAATATCATCGTCAGCTCGCCATTGAGCACATCGCCTAGCGGCATCCGGTACGAGGTGGTCTGCGTTTCCGGGAGTCGGGGATCCCGCCAGAGGAACGCTCGGTGGAGCTTAGCGACGTCAGCACCCTCTGGCGTGGTATTGGCCCAGGCTGCGATCCGCTTGACCGCGTCGTCGTTGTCAAAGGGGATATCACGAGGTGCCAAGGCGAGCCCTTCCCAGCCGGATGGGTTAATCGCGTAGGTCTCACCTTCCGTACCCAGATCCGCGCTGTGCCCGCACCCGCAATCGCCACCACCGTTGATGGCTTCGGGGTCTCCGACGGTGATGGCCATGTCTTCGTCATCGTCGTCCCAATCGTCATGTCCCATGGACCGCAGACGCATCTCGTCAAACGCGGCAGTGGACACCAGGGTCGCATCACCGATGACGTACTGGGAGGTGTACTCCCCGCCGTTGGCCGGGTTGACGGAAGTGACAACCTTCCCGCCGGGCCCGACGGAGGCGCCAGCTACACCCTGCTCCACCATGTACTGGGCCACGGCCGATTCAGGCACCATGTTCTCGTCGAGCCAGTCACCCCAGCCCCATAGATACTCGTCACCCTTGTGGTCAGGTCCAGTCGTCAAACCCATGATGCGGCCAACGGTCACGGCGCCCTCGTGTCCCGGACCATCCGCCTTCCGCCATTTCAAAGGCAGGGGCAGGGTCCGGTGGGAGAACGCTCCCGGCTCGAACACGCGCATCCGACGCGGTTCCGCAGTCGGGACACCAATAGGAGCGAGTGGACCCATCCATAGACGTGGGCCAAGAGACAGTCGCGCATCCAGCAGACCCGTGGCGGCAATCAGGGAGAAGGCGTCTTCCACCAGAGTCAGGCTGTGCTTGTGTGGTTCGGCGGAACCATGTCCAGGGGGACCACCAGTGGCCTTGGTGTGGAGGATGTTGCATAGTCCCTCCGGATTCTTGGGGAAGTACTTTGTGATGGCGCGGACGCAGCGCTTGAAGTCACCGGGTACGTTCCACCGGATCTTGACAGCACCCTTCCCTGCCAGCCAGTAGCGCTGCAGTGCGGCCGGCATCCCACGGGCCGGGTTGGGGTCCACCATCACCGGCCTCCTTCGTTAACGATCACTAAGTCGCATCTACAGCCAACCACTTCATCAGCTGGCCCCATAGGGTCGCCGGGAAACAACATCGGATAGCCGCCAACATTGAACGGTTGGTACAACGGGATGGTGACTCCGTCTACCGCAACGTGAGTCGATCGAACCCGGGAGTCGTGTGAACTGCGCCAGCGTTTCTGCAGGAGACGACCGGTAACCCTGGATTGCTCCAGACCTGCTGCAGTCGTTCCAGCTCCATACGCGCGGGTGACTTCAGTAATAGCGATGACTCGGGCCCGGTTCGCCCACCGCTCTGAGCCTGTTGTTTCAAGTACTGCATCGACCATCCGCGCAATGTCGTCGGTACTACCACCGGCATTGACCCCATCCACAATCTCCCCAAAGACAAGGTTGTAAACCTCGTCCGGGATGCGGACGAGGAAGTTCTGGGTCTGCGCCAGCTGAGCAACGACGAAAGAGTGACGGGACACTGGTGGCACATCGGAAGCCTCGCTCCACGCGCTCATGGCGATCTGACCCAGCGTGGTCAGGATGGTGTCGGTGTTCCATTCGGACTGGGCTTGGAATACGCCACTGGGGTCGGGCATTCCTTTCCAGCCTCGGAACGGGGCCATCACCTTGGTCCGGGCAGCGTTGATGAACCGGTCCAGCGCTGACTTAACTACACCGAAGACCCTGTTCTCATCCGCGTCACGATTCGCCATTGAGGAAACCCTGCCGCGAGAGCATTTCCCAAAGGAGTCCGGCTTCGTGGGGGCGCTCCGCTTCCAGCAGCGTGGAGCAGTAGCGGTGCAAGGTCACGGCGAGCTCGGGATCTTCGAGCTGGGGCATCTCCAGGAACTGAGCCAGGGCCGGCATCTGATCCCAGGCCCCGGTGAGTAGCTTCGAGGCGCCGCCAGCCTGCACCTTGACCTTGGTGTGCAGGGAGTAGGCAGGGGTATCTTGCATAGTTCGGTGGTGGTTACCGACCAGACGCTTCCCAGCCACTTCGAGCGCTCGCAGGACTGCCATGTTGGCGACAGCGAACACGGCCTGCGTCCCCGCCACCACGGAGACGGACGCCGTGATTCCGGGTGGCTGGGAGGAGTTTGGTGCAGTGGGACCACCAGGCGTGGACAGGGCGGAGCTGTCCTGCGGCATGGGCGATGGCCCGGTGGGCTGGATGCCGGTAGGTGGAGCAGGGGGCGGTGGAGGACCCGCCCCCTGCTGACCGGGTACTTGGGGGGTCACGACAGTGTTCGGGGGCAAAATGTCGTCTGTGTACCCGGCGATCTTGCGCACCGCTGGGATCTGGAACAGCGTGGGGTCCCGCTCCATCAGGGTGCGGGTGAAGTACATCAGGTCTTCCTCGCGGCTGGGCTTGTCGCTCAGCTTGAAGTCACCAGCAAGGATGACCGCTTCGTCCGAGATGATGTGCTTCTCGTTCAGGTTGAGGGCGTCCTTCAACCGCTCCGGGCGTACGGTCAACGGTGCGGTGTCGAACCAGAAGACGAACCGGTCCGGGTCTTCCTTGATCGCCTTCAACGCAGGGGTCAGGTAGGCCGTTGTCAGCGCGTCGCAGATGCGCGTCATCAGGGGTTCAATGTGGATCTTTATATTCGCTTCTTCGACGTGCCAGGCGCTCCAGTGGTTTGCATCGCCAGTGCCTGTGAGGATCTCCGGAGCGATGTCCATAGCCAGGGCGAAACGACGGATGGCCTCCGCGCGGAGGTCCAACGCCTGCTTGCTGAGGTCGGAGCCGAAGGTGACCATCTCGATCTTGCCGAGGGCATCCATCGGTACCTCGACGAACATGGGCACGACACCTGCTGCGGTGCCCTCACCCTTAAGCGACCTGGACCCAGCTTTCATCATTGCCTGGGTCAGACCTTCGGCTCCTGGGATAGCGACGTCGTTACCGTCGTCGGGAAACGAGGCCTCTTTGGGGATCGGAACCATGCCGGCGGAGATCAGCCGGGAGTCGATCTGGGCGAAGACGTACCGGGTTAGTCGCTCGATCTCCCAAAGCATGGGCATGGCAGCCCGAGTAGGAGAGTCAGCCCACAGGCTACGTCGTGGGTGAGGGGTCCACACGCGAATGACAATGTCTTTGTCCAGGTCAAGGGATTCCTTGGTCCCGTCAGGATAGAGCTGTTGAACGTTACCGTTCCATCGCTTGAGTTCAGAGCAACTGACGATGTACCACTCGTCAGCGTCATTGTCACGGACTGCGCCTCGACCCACGATGTAACAGTCACCGGCGACCGTAAGATTGATCCCGAGCATCCGCAGCGCTTCCGACTGTGCCGCCGGGGAGCCGAACATGTTCTCCGCAATTGCGGCGACCTTCGGCTTCTTGGTCTCCTGTTGGACGCGACCGTTCTTGTCAACTTCAGCCACATAAATGCGGACCCTACTGCAGGCGGATCCGATCCAGTTCGCAGCGAATCGAAGCTCACCGATGATGTCGTAGAGACGCCACACTTCCTGCTGCCACGAGTCATCCCCGAAGCGATAGGTCCGCCATCCCTGCCCGTCAATGTTGCGGATGCGGGCGGCGCTGGCGATCAGCGAGGTCATCTCAGATTCGTGGAGTTCCGGTTCCGGTGCGGCAGCTGGGGCCTTGGGCCGGCGGATTCCCATGTACTACTCCCTGTCAGCCATGCGAAGGAAAATGGCTGCCGCCATGGACCCGGCAGGGATGGAGAAAGCTGCGAGTACCCACTGGTTGTGCCAGAACACGGCAACGGGCAGCAGGACGGAGAACCACATGGACATACACCAGGGCGCGCAGTGAACCAGTTTCGTCTGCCAGCTGGTGGATCCGTAGCGGTTGACGATCATGCGCCGGAACCACGCCATGATCACGTCATCAGCGACGAGCCGAGCGAGTCGGGCTGCTGCGAGAGAAGCCGCGAAGAGGACGAGTACCAGCACGTTTACTACTCTAACGGGACCAAGACCACAAGGGGTAGATACCGCGCGGCTTTAACATTTTGGACATTACATGGGGAGGGGTAGGGTGACGAAGACACGTCATCTCTTGCCGACACTCTTCCCCGCCGACATGCCCACCCATATCACGTCCTACCAAGTCCGACTTCCCTCTGCATGCCGTCACACCTCCGACCTGTCCGACGTGACAATCCATATCAGGCCAACCCGGACCGATACCGACTCGTCATTACTTGTCCTGCCCCACCGACCCATCAGGACTCCACACTCCGAGCCGCACCATGTCACCTCCGACAAGCCAAGCCTCTCCGAACCGTTCCGAGACCGACCACCCGAACCGACACGGCTCTACCCGCACGACCTACCACTGCGGCTGGAGCTGGGACAGGTCGTAGAACTCCTGACCCAGCGACCACTCCTGCGCGGAGGGCTGAGCGATCTTCATGATCCGACGCTCTCCGCGCATCAGGTGGAGGCAGCCGTGAACAAGGGCATCCATCCGGTCGGGGGATTCCCTTGTGGACTCGGGATCGAACATGGTCATCTCAGTTTCCAGGTCGTCCCATTCACCGACCATGTGTAGCCGTCCCTGTTCGCAGCGCATGGCTACCGGTTCAGCTCTTGTCCGTTTGCCATGTTTCGCGTGCACAGGATACATAGAAGGGGAGCTATGTTCAGGGAAGAGACCCAAAGCTACCGATTCCTTATAGGCATCCTGGAGTACCTCCGCCAGATACCTTTTACCCAGGTTCTCTTCGTACACGAGGGTGTCCGCCCCCCATTTAGCCATTGCGCGCCAGGCTGCCAAGGCTGCTGTGCGACCACTCTGCTCCACGCTGGCATCTTCAAGTACATAGAGATCGTTGTTCACGGTCCGCGCAACCACGACAATCCCGAACAGGTCGTCTTCACCAGTCAGGTTCGGGTCGACGCCAACAATGGTGCTGACGATGTCGGTCGGGATCTCAGTGACTCGGCCCTTGACTATGTCCATCCGTTTGAATAGTCCACCGGCCCCCAGTTCCAGTAGCTTCCCGTACAACTCCTGCTGACCCAGGTCGGAGTTGCCGTACCGGACCTTCAGCTCCCGCAGCACATGCGCGGACAGGTTGGTGGCGTTGTCGAACGTGGACCCACCCATGATGTGGATGGTCCCGTCGTCGCGCTTCACCCACTCCTGAAGCAGTTTGATCGGCTTCGGTGTGGTGGTGGCGAAGCAGCGGGGATGGTCGTCAATCAGGTCGGTACGCAAGGAAGGCAGGATCCCCTCATACCAGCTCTCATACGACTTAGGCCACTTGCAGATCTCGTCAACCCACGCACCGGCCGCGTTATAGCCGCGCCCCACGTCCTCGTCGTCCGCGCCTTCGGCGTAGATGCGGGACCCATCCGGGAAGAGGACCATTGGCCTCGGGGACTGCTTGTACCTGAAGTCAACCCCGCGCCGGGTAAGGACGCGCAGGAGTCCTGCTGGTCCTTCCATACAGATGGTTCGTGTGTCCGCGAGCGTTTCGCCAATGAGGAGCCACTCGGTTGGCTGACCGTTCCGGTCGAATGGGTGCTGGAGCACTTTCTCTACCAGCCATTCAGCCCCAGCTCTGGACTTCCCCCATCCACGCCCAGCCAGTGCCAGTGCAACGAGCCAGTTCCCTGGTGGTGGGACCTGCTCTGGGCGGGCTGTCCACCACCACTCACCCCGGTTGATCTCCTCCAGCATTTTGAGGGGGAGTGAGTGGATCCAGGTGTCCCGCTCGAACGCGGGCAGTTTCGCTACCCGCTGCGCCAGGGATAGTCCCATCTACTTCTCCCCGTTGGACGCGACTTCGGCCCGGCTGCTGACCCAGGCGCTGAAGTGGGTGAACACGTTGTTCCACACGGACATGAACGCGATCCAGAGCAGGGAGTCCCGCCACGAGGTGACCGTGGGGATGGCCAGCAGGACCCACACGACAGTCATGATGAGGTTGAACCGCTTCAACCCTTGCGCGGTGATCCGTGGCATGTGTCCACATTAGGCGCTTTCGCTGTCAGTGAACAGAATCTGGTTGCACCCCAGGGGTGGGGAGGTTAGTGTTGAGTCACACGGAGACAGAGATGCCAAATAAACAAAATCTGCAGGTCGTGCGACCCATTCGATGATGTAGCCGGCGAGGGAGTCCTCTTCCTCTAGCTAACCTGTCTCCGTGCGCACGGATCCATAGCTCAGCTGGTGAGAGCAGTGGTCTTATATACCACCGGTCGCAGGTTCGAATCCTGCTGGATCTACACCCCTCCACAGGGTTGAGAAGGTCAGTAACACCCAGTGCAGGCGCCTACCTGCACTGGCAGGGATCCGTAGCTCAGCTGGTAGAGCAGTGGCCTCTTAAGCCAACGGTCGCAGGTTCGAGACCTGCTGGATCCACGCCCTACGCAAGGTTCGCAAGGGTGTAGCGGGGGCTCGTCTATTGGTGGAGCCCATCAAGCGCAACGACTGGCCCCCGCTACTTTCAATTTCAATCTGAGGAGCAACATGACTGAGCTACATCAGATCCTCGCCATCGAGAAGGGCACCAAGGCACGCAGCTACCGTGCTCTGACCGATGCGCACCACCTGCTGCAGAACCAGGCGAAGCTGTCGGGTATCTCGCGCAGCTACCGGCCGAAGGATGATGACGGTGACCGTCTGCCGTCGGAGACGACTCGGCTGCAGGTCCGCACGAACGACGTCATGAAGATGGTCCAGGATGCGCTGACCGAACTGTTCGACGTCGAGCTGACGAAGGACACGGCGAACCAGGTTGCTATGGCTGACATTGTGGTCAGTGGTCGCACCATCGCCGAGAATGTTCCGGTGTCTTATCTTCTGTTCCTGGAGAAGCAGCTCACCGACCTGACCACGTTCATCGAGAAGCTTCCGGTGCTGGACCAGGCGGAGTCGTGGACGTACGACGACCTCGCGGACGCCTACACCACGTCAGCGGAGACGACCAGAACGAAGAAGGTTCCGCGCAACCACGTGAAGGCTGAAGCCACTGACCGCCACCCGGCGCAGGTGGACCTGTACTTCGAGGACGTGATTGTGGGTTACTGGACCACGACCAAGCTGTCCGGCGCACTGCCGCAGCTGGAAGTGAACCAGCTGAAGGCGAAGATCGTGGCGCTGTCCAACGCGGTCAAGGAAGCCCGCGAGACGGCGAACAGCTTCAGTGTGGAGCGTCGCACCATCGGCCAGGAGGTGTTTGGCTTCCTGTTCGACTAGTACATGGGGCCTGGAGGCTGGGTACCTCCTTCTTCGGTAACACCGGAGATGTCACGCGGTCGGGTTCGATTCCCGGCAGGCCCTCTGCCCTTCGGGGCTGGCACAAGTTCAACTTCAGTAGCTTCTCGTTCAGCCTGAATAAGCGGGTGTGCCCGCCTTCAACCTATGCCTCAATCTCAAGCTAAGCCGTCAGTGCACCGGCTCGACCGGTTCCGATCTGTTCTTCTTGTCGCGGGTTCGATCCCCGCCCCGGCCTCCAACGTGGCCGGGTAGCTCAGTGGTAGAGCGGGAAGATTGAAACTCTAAGACGGAACCTTAAACGCCATCGGTGCGCCTAGGTAACACTGTCTAGTTGCCCAATTGGCAGGGCAACGGCCTGCTAAGCCGTGGATCTGGGTTCGAGTCCCAGCCAGACAAACATAAACGGGGCCGGTCGTCGGATATGCGACCGGCCCCACCTAAACCCTGGAGTCGAGATGGAGACGTATGTACTTGTAGGTGGTCGTGGAATGTTGCACTGCCATGACCGTGCGGACTGCTACGGCCCACCGTGTCTGATTCATAGCCCGAGCGAGCATCACATGCGTGGCTGGGATCAGAACTGGCGTGCCGATCGCAGGATTATGGAACGTCTGTGTGAACACGGCATCGGTCACCCCGACCCGGACGATTACAAGGTCCGGATGAACTCGTGGGGTGAGGGGATCCACGGTTGCGACGGTTGTTGCTTCCGGTACACGGACTATCCACCTCCTGCAGTTACCTAGTGACCCAAACTGGGTAAAGTTGGGGCATGACACCACCGGAAATCCACGTGCACGTGCACGTTGACGGTGGCGGTGCCGAGAACCTTTCGGTGCACGTCTATCTGCCAACGGACACCACCGAATTGGAAGGGTTACTCATGGCTACCAAGGAAGAGCTGCTTGCCAGCATCGCCGACGTGAAGACGGCACTGGTGGAGCTGCAGAGCGACGTCTCCCGGATCATCGCTGATCTGGAGGCCGCGCTGGAGGCCCAGGACCTCACCGCCGTTGCGGCTGCGGTCGAGGACCTGAAGGCTACTGTCACGACCATCGATGACGCAGTCGAGACTGCTTCACCGGAGCCCACCGAGCCTCCGGTGGAACCCACCCCGTAACTCACTACAGAACCGGACCGCCCAAATCGGTCAACGGTTCCGCCCCCGCCGCCGGGATTCAGTCACCTGGTGGCGGGGGCGTTTTTGTCGTACCCCTCCGGTAGGTTGATCTCGTAACCAGGGAGGGGAGGGTTTATGATCTGTTCCATGCCGACTGTTGATGATCACGTTGCTGCTGGCCGCTCGCTCGTCGGTGACAAGCGGCTGGTGACACTGCGCCACCGGCTGGGATTCACTCGGTCCGCGATGGCCAACGTGCTGCACATGTCACCGTCTGCATACAACAAGCTGGAAGACATCGAGGGTGCCTGGGAGAGGATGTGGACCAGCACCGCTGAACGTCTGGGCCGGTTCGAATTCCTTGCCGAAATCACGTTGAACGAACTAGCCACCGACGGGTTGCCCACGTTGGAGGACCTGTCTCCGCTGCACGTGATCGCCACCCAGCACGGGCTGCCGCAGGAGCTGATGTTGAAGTGGTACCGGGAGGGGAAGCTGCCAGCGTGGGACCTCGGCATCCTCGGCCTATGGGTCCACAAGGATGACGTGCACTACCTGCGGGAGGCAGCATGAAGCAACGCACCTGCCTCGTGTGCCAGCAACCGCTGCACGACTTCCTGACAGAGAATACTCACCCGTCCTGCATTCTCTTCGACACCGATGACGGAGATCCCCTCGCGCGGAAGTTGAAGAAGCAGATCACGGAGGTGATCAAGTGGAAGGAGTTCAACAATCCACGCACACTCCAGAAACGTATCGGGCCCAGCGAGATCGGTGACCCGTGTGATCGCCGTATCGGTTATCGGGTGGCCGAGATCCCTGAGGTCAATGCTGGGTTTGACCCGTGGGCCGCGATCATGGGCACGGCCATCCATAGTTGGCTGGATCAAGCATTCTCCGACTGGGTGGGCGCAAATGGTACTGGTACCTGGCTCACCGAGACGCCGGTCTCATTGGACGGCTATATCAGGGGCCGCAGCGACCTTTTTAACATCACCGATGCCTGCGTCATCGACCATAAGGGCGCTGGCCCCACCGTCATGCAAAAAGTGCAGAGGGATGGCCCGAGTGCGGGCTATGTGGTCCAGGTACAACTTTACGGCTACGGGTACGAGCAGCTGGGTTACGAAGTCAAAAAGGTTGCTCTGGCCTTCTATCCACGGGCGGGCCGGCTCAAGGACATGTACGTGTGGACGGCGGATTACGACAGGGACGTGGCGCTCGCCGCCTTGGATCGGGTTTCACGAATTGCGCAGGAGGTCCTGAAATTAGAGATATTGAAGGAGGGTCATGGACACCGATGGGAACAAGTCGAAGCAACCCCCAGTGATTACTGCGGATTCTGTCCTTGGTACCAGACGGGAAGAGATCCAGAAATTGGAGCGAATGAGTTCGGCTGCCCGGGTCGATGAAGTGTTAGAGGAACTAGCGCAGGGATTTAAAGAGCTGGGCCGGTCTTTCGACATCCTCGCCAAGCGGCAGACGATCCTTTTCCAACAGTTTCAGGAAATCAAGGAAACAGTGGAATGGCACA